ATAAAGTTGTAGCTGAAGTTGGAATTGTTCCACCCCAATATCCTGTACCGTAACCAAATGCAGGAGTTTGAAACGTAGGCCCTATTTCAATATAAGGAGTTGTTGTTAAAGATCCACCTGCAGTAACACCGGTTCCTGTCTCATTAGATGGCATTGTAACTGTAAAAGTTAAAGCTGTTGGAACTGTTTTAACTTCAAAAGTATTAGTTGTAAAATCTGCTGATGTATAACTTGTTGTAGGTGCTCCTGGTGTTGTGACACTTGTAAAGATAATATAATCACCAACCTCTAATCCATGAGCCGCTTTATTAATCGTAACTGTTGCTGATCCAGTTGTTGATGTATAAGTACAAGATGTTAAAGCTGTTCCAAGTGGAGTAATATCAAAAAAATCTTGTTCATAATAAATAGCTAATATTTTAGAAGTTCCTATTGCTGCATATTTTTTACCATCTAATGCTGTCCACGTATGCTGGTCACGCGCTGGACCTGCCAAGGTGCTAGAAACGAGTTGCTGGAAACCCCCTATTTTTTGTGGTTCGCCATACCTAAATCTAATATTATCACCATCAATCCATTGCCCTTCGGCTCCGGTTGCAGTTTGTTGTTTATTGAATCCTGGTTTAAATTGTATCTTTTGTAGTGGCATAAAGTAGCATTATACATGATTATTTTATAAAAGCCAGAAAGCTTATACCTTAGATATGTATATATTCCATTCTAATTTATTAAGCAAATCTTCAAATTGAACTACTTTTAAAGATTGTTTTTTAACATATTCATGAAGTTCTGGAACATCTATAATAACCCAATCTTTATCTGTTTCAAATACTATTTTATCAGCTTTACTTGCTGTTGTTCCTTTTTTACCTAATTGATTATTAGGCATTTGAAACATAGTTCTTACATCAAATTTAAATTCTTGATTTGAGTTTTTCTTTAAAACCCCTGAAACATTCCAATGTTCGTTATTTTTCTGTGTCTCTGTTGGCCAGATAATATTATTTAAATAAATAGAAAATTTTTCTTCTATATTCACTTTCTAAATAATTTCTTAATCAATCCCCTAAAACCAGTATTTTCTTTAAAATATTCTAAACATTCAGCAATCGTTTGCTGCCTAATATATTCATCTCTTATTTCTTGAGATGTGGGTTGTGGTAATGGTGAATCCCATCTATCAATAATAAACTGACCTGCAGAAGTTAAATCATAACTAGCACCTGGTGCTAGAGATTTCATTACTGTGTTAATTCCCCAAGCAAAACCATGTTCATTGGTATATGCTTTAATAGTTTCTTCTACAGATAATTTAGACATTATAAAATAAGTTCAGTTAATCCTTTGTTATCACCAACAGTTCCTTTTATAAAAACATTAAAAGCTAGACTAATTCTTGTATTATCTCCTTTTTTAACTTCTACCATGTGAGTTAAAGAAGAAGGAAATAGTATTACATCTCCAGTTTTAACAGAGAACCACCAAGAATCAGAATTCCATATATTCCAATCTTTTACTTCTGGTTTAATTGTTTGGTATCTGTTGTTAAAGAATTTAATCTTATCATGTTCCTCATGACAGTTAATATAAAACACTCCTGATACTAATGAGTTAGGATGTTCATGTTTGTGATGATATTGATTTGTTTCAGTATAGTTTAACCAAGACTGAGTTATGTAAGGTTTAATATTGTTAGCCGGTGAAATAATTTTATCAAAATAATCTTTAATTATTTCATCTAATTGTTTTTTAATATTTTTTAAAGGTTTAGTATTAAGAATATAATTATCATTAGATGTAACATTACCTTCGTTTTCATAAACATCTAATTTAGTTTTTTCTATAAATTTTTTTTCTTCTTTTGTAAATTCTTTATTTAATTTTGTTTGATAAATAGGAGTTGGAAATATTCCATTTATTGTAGCTTTCATTTTATTTTCTTTCATTTTTATTATACTACATTATAATTGCAATAGATCCCAAGTCAATGTTTGCTCATTCCAATTATAATAATTTTTATTATCTATTTGTTCCTGTGTTAATTCTGGCTTAGCCACCGGTGCTTCCCAATTACAAGTATTTTCATTTAATACCCAAGAGTTAAATGTTTTAGGTGGAATAAAAGCATCTCTATTTTCATCATAAATATGCCCTATCCCTGCATGATTTTTTCTAAATGGAATTCCTCCTAGTTTATGAACACCATTTACTGTATTATAAGAAGTTTGTTTCCAATTAGCATTTGGTTCCTTATATAAATTTCTTAAAAAATCTATTCCTAACTGTTCTTGTTCTATTCCGTTTGAATCTTTAATTACTTCGTTAACAACAGATTCAACTGTTATTACTATATTTTCTGAATTTAATTTTACAAAGCTAGCCATTATGCTGTGTAACTCCCTGAACCATTAAAGGTTAAAATTTTATATGCGCTTGGAGCTGATCCGCTAGTGGTAACTACTGGAGAACCTGTTGTTACTCCTGTATAATTTTTTTCAAGCACTTTTAGTATTACAACTCCTTTACCACCTTGACCACCTGGAGCTCCTCCTCCACCTCCTCCTCCGCCAAGATTAGCTGTTCCAGCTTGTCCAGCTGATCCGTCAATTGCTCCATTACCTCCACCGCCAGAGCCTCCTTGTCCGGCTGTACCATATTGTGCACCACCACCACCGCCACCAGCATAAGTTACTGAAGGACCTGAAATTGAATTAGCTGTTCCATTACCACCTTTACCACCTTGACTTCCACCATTACTACCTGCTTGAGAAGCACCTCCTCCACCACCTCCTCCATACGAAGGTGTGTCTATGAAAGACCCCCCATTATTGCCTTGAGAGGGAGATACGTTTGGAGTGTTTCCTGATCCAACACCACCTCCAGGATGTGCTGATCCACCACCTGATCCACCACTTGCAGCATTAGGCTGTCCTGTTGTTGTTGCACCATATCCACCACCAGCGGATGTTATTGTTGATAAACCTGTTGCTGAAAATGAAGAAGATCCACCATTTTGACCTGTACCACCAGTGCTTCCTGAACCACCATCTCCTACTGTAACTGTAATTACTGTATTTTTTGTTGTTATTGATTGAGTTGATGTTCTATATCCTCCTGCACCTGCTGCACCACCACCAGCAGAGTTTCTTTGTCCTCCTCCTCCACCCCCTGCTACTACTAAAAATTCAATATCAAATGGGTATGAAATACCTCCACCTGCTGTCAATCCAAATCCTTTTGCTGATCCTGCACCTCTTGTAGATAATAAAGGCATTCTTTCTTCTCCTTATTTAAATTGTGTTTGTGCTGCTAATACTGTGTATGTTGATGCTGCTGTTTTAAGAGCTGTGTAAGTGTAAACATCATTAGATGAAGCGTTTCCAACTGTTGGAGCTGTACCACCCTGCCAAACGACTGTAACGTTTGTTGATGTTCCATCAACTAAAACAGATGTGTTGTAAAATGTAGTGTTGCCTTGTTTTGTGATTAATGCAACTGTTGCAGATTCACCGGTATTTAAAGCCGCGTTTAATGCAGTCGAAGCATTTCCTCTTAAATTAACTGTAAAGTTTGCACCTAAGTTAACGTTTTGAAAATATACAGCTTGAGTAAGTGTATCATATGTAAATGACGTTATGAAAGTTGTAGAAATTGTTGCACCTTCAAACATACCAAATACTTTTGATTCACCATTTAATGTAATTCTTCCAAGATCACCTTTTGGTGTTAATGTTAATCCAACATTTGTATCTCCACCTGTTGCAGAGATTACCGGAGAATTTCCAGCTGCAGCATTTGCTATTGTAATTTCATTTGTAGCTGATGCAGTTGTTGAAAATTTAATTTGTTCATTAGCATTTTCATCTATGATTCCGTATGTAGAATCAATAATAATATTTTTTGCATTTGTATCTAAGTTTGCAGATAGTGTTGGAGAAGCATCATTAGATAAATTTCCAATGTTAGAATCTACAACATCAGTTCCATTTAAATATAAAATTTTTGTTCCTTTATCTGTCGCAGAGAAAGTAACTCCTGTTTGACCTTCAATTTTTACTGTAACAGTAAAAGCACCTACTGTGCTGTTTCTAATTACATAAACTTTATTTTTAACACCAGAAGCACTAGTTATAGTTACAGTTCTATTTCCTGTAATTGTTCCTGTTAATTCTAAAACAGCATTTTTACCGTTTGATTGTAAACCATTTGAAAAAGTTAAATCTGTATTTCCAGCACCACCTGCAATAGATATACCAGAATAACCAGCAATAGATTGCTGAAGAATAACTAAATTTGTATTTGTAATATCACCCCAAGTACCGGCATTTTCGCCTGTTACTTGTAACTCTAGTTTGAGGTCCGTAGAATAACTTGATGCCATAATTTTAATTCCTTATTTGTTAGTTTTATTAAATTTAAGCGGCTGTGTCAATCTCTATCCAAGTTGCATCAGTTCCGGTATTTATTTCAGTCCAGATTTGATTATTTACACTATTTAAAGATATAGTCAATAAATTTCCTGTAACATTAACATCGGTATTTCCACCTGCAAATACTGTACCTACTGCTATATTTAACCCTATTCCAGTAACACTTGCAATAGTATTTGGTATACCTTCTGCAGTTCCTTGAGCTATATTTAATCGTTCCCCAGTAACTAAAGTATTCGCATCTCCAGCAATAACTGTACCTACAGCTAAAGCAACTGTCATTCCAATACCAACAACATTGGCATCAGGGCCTGGATCAACCTCTCCTTCAGAGATTGTCATTGCTATTGAAGAAACTTCAACGGTAACACTTATATCAGTTTCAGTAACATAAGATCCACCCCATTCTGTGGTAGAAGCACCCCATGCATCTTGACCCCAATATTCTCTAATTCCAGAATTTATGGTTAAACCTAAATTAGTATTATCTACATTAACAAAAACCCATATTCCATCTCCACCCCATACTTCTTCACCCCAATAATATCTACCCCATCCCTGTCTATTATAAGCTTGAACATTACCTGTTGATAAATTTAACTGTTGACCAGTTACTAGAGCGTCTGGAGATACATCAACTTCTCCAACAGAAGTTCCTAATAATAAATTAGTATTTGTTAAAAATACATCAACAGTAATAAGTTCTTCTGCAGAATTTAATGATGTATTTAATTGTAGTCCAGTTACATCAACTTGCTGACCAATGGCTACATTTATAGTTGTTATACCACCCCATTGTATATCAGAAGTGTTCCAACTAAAATTACCCCAACCATGATTGAAATTTAAACTAAGTGAATTACCAGAAAGAATAACATCTCCTGTTCCACCCCAAGCATTTTCACCCCAAGTTAATCTACCCCAACCATCATTGATTTCAAAATCAATGGATACATTTCCTTGTGATAATGTTAATGGAAAACTTCCAGCTTCAATTTGTTGATTTGTAAAACTAACACCCCAAGAACGACTTCCCCAATCAAATCTTCCCCAGCCCTCTAATGGTGTATAATTAGCTTGTCCTTGTGATGCATTTAATCCAAAACCTGTAAGCGTAGCTATGGCGTTGGATTGTTCACCCCATAATCCTGCATTCCAACTGAGCTCTCCCCAAGCATTCGCCATAATAGGTTACTCCTATTATGCGTTGCCGATTCTTAGAATAGCCGCTGATGTTGTGTCTGCTGGAAATTGAATTGTAAATGTTCCAGATGTTGCTGTTTTATCACTTCCAAAATCTAATACACATACCGCCGCATTTGTGTTTGATGTATTGTAAATCAAAGCACCTCTTGCAGTTAAAGTAACTCCAGTAAAAGATATATCTGCAAAATCTATAAATGCTACACCACTTGAAACAACTGGTGATACATTTGTTAGAACTCCGCCACCTGTTACATACTGACCAGTATTTTCAACTTCATTTGTTGAAGTGTAAATAGTTGTAGATGAGTCTAGAGTTGCTGCAGAAGTGTAAAGAGCAAGTTTAAAAACATTTCCCGTAGTCAACGTAAAATTATGCTGACCTTGTAAAAGTTGTCCTTTAAACGAATTTGCAACTGCTTGTGTTATAGCCATATTAACTCCTAATTATATTATCCTTGTTTTTGAATCTGAGGTGAACCTTCTTGGTATTCATCTCTTCTTCTTCTTCCCATTTGTTCAATAGAGAATCCTTGTAGCATACTTTGATACTTTTGTTCGTAAAATTGTATCATGTCTGCCGGACCCTTTAAAAAACCATACGCCTCAACAAGGCAAGCATATAATAAACCAGAGGGAAACTGCTGACTTAAATATGTTGTCGTATTACTAACAGATAATCCTGCTGGCTTCAAGATATAATTTAATTGCATAGTGTATGTCAAGTCTGGAATTGGGGCTAATACTATTGTTTGCTCGTCCCAATAACTAAAATACTTAGGTAATCCTTGTGCATTAGTAGCATTATATTCATTAATAAATCCAGTATCTCTATATTCTACCACAGCATTAGGACCTGTATATGCACCTCCTGGAATAATTTGAGCTTCTCTTATAATCAAAGTTTGATCTGTTAAAAGAGGTGTGCTTACGTAAGGTTGAGCTGCAATAACAGTAGCTGTTGCATATTTTCTATTATTATCAGAATCTACATCTCTTTGAATTCTCCATTCAGCATCTAAAATAAAACCATTGA